GGCAGAAGCAGAAAAAGCTTATTATGCTTCCATCAGAAACGATGATCTGGCAGCCTGAGTTCACAGATAAAACACTCTCCAGGAAAACCGGGGCGGTTCATTTTGCTGCTCTACTTCCGGGGTTTTTGGCACTCAATAATTCTGTATGGGCAAGTGATTTGCCTGGTATGACTCTTAATGAACATGATTTAGTGATAGCCCCACTTAACACCGAAGTTCCATTCTACATTGCAGGGCATCGCAGTCATAGCTCCCATCGGAGCCATAGTTCTCACCGTTCATCATCAGGTGGCGGGTACTATGGTGGCAGCACTCCCTATTATCCAAAAACATACAGCTCACCAAGTTCATCTGGGTCTTCAAGTTCAGGAACAAGTCCCTCATCGTCCTCTTCCTCTGTGCGTTCGCTTCGTTCTAACGACAATAACAACTCTACTACTACGAATTCTGTTGGAACTACAGAAGCTAACCGTGCAAGTAATGGGCTGACTTCTGGTACAGAGAAGCGTAAGCGCTTAATCATGCGGGTTCAATTCGCTTTGCTGGACAAAGATTATTACAACGGGAATATTGACGGCATAATGGGGCCTTCCACAAGGCAGTCAATAAAAAATTATCGCATTGCGAACGGACTACCAGTGCCCTCAAGTGAAACCTTGGATATACAGTTGTTAAATTCATTAAGTATTTTAGCTCGATAAATTAAGTATATTAAAAATTTTTCACTTTAACATTAACTTGTATGAATATATATTTCAGAGGCGATTAAATGTCAGTCAGCTATAACATATATAGAATGCCATATAAGAGTCTTCCAGAATTGACAAAAAAAATCATTAAAGAAGGGCTTGTCGAACAAAAAACTATTCTACATCAATCTTATCAACTCAAATTTTATTTTTCTGATAAATTAAAAGGAAATGAAGTATGGTGGTGGGATGTTTTTAGTGATTTCTTCAATGAAGAAATTGAAAAGCCTCATAATATATTCTATTTTGGCCTGCTAATAGGATTTAAAGAAAAGGACCCTGAGAATTGCTATCTTATCAGTCTTGGTAAATCACATTTTTATCTCAGCAAGTTTATTGAAGCAGACTTTGGGCTGAATGTGGCAATGCGTATAGCTAATGATGAAAATATTTTACTCAAGAAAAGCAGATTCTTTTGTGGGGGAAAGAGTCAGGAGGCATCCTCATACTCACAGTTTGTTCAAGGAGCATATTTTCCTGGCGAATCCATCGAGCATCTCAAAACAAAAGCCAAAGAAACTGACAAGTGGGGATGTAATAATATAACTTTTTCTGATTCAATTCAGCTAAGTTTGGATGGTGCTCCTACTGCATTAGTCGATGTTTTCAATGATATTGATTCTTCGTTGGCAACCAAAGAGAAAATCGAATTTCCTAAATCGGAAAAAATCACTGACGAGTCAAAGATAGATGAGCTTGATAATTGTCTACTTCAATCGATCATTACAGATGATGCAAAAGTTATTATTGATGAGATTCAATCTTTTGGTGCCTCTATTGTAATTAATAATTCTTTGACATTTTTTAAATTGCACACAAAAGTTGAGGGGAGTGGAAAGTATCTTCAATCATCAGATAAAATTAATGACATAAAAATAGCAGATGTAAAGAAATTCATAAAAAATAACAACATAAAAGATGTCAATAAAGTTTTTGTTAAGATAACTAATGAAAATAACAGTGGTCATACAGCCTCGTTAAAAGAAATATTGAGCATTACTTATAGCGAGGGCAGCGAGCACTTCTTCCTTAAGAGGGGAGGATGGAGTCGATTTAACTCTGCTTTTATGAAGTATTTGTCTACTTCTTTAGCCAGTATAAAATTTGAGGTTAAAGATGCTCTTAAGGAAGACGACTTCAAAGTATGGCAAGCTGAAAAAATAAAACAAATCGCAGAAGGAACTTCTAAAGACAAATTAGAATATAGAGAATATTATTTTAATGAAAAGATGTCTGATGAGAAAGGTTATATACTTCTAGATCGCCAGCTAAAAAAAATACCATCCTTACGTGATAATGGCAAGGACTACAATGTTGAAGTTGCAGATCTTTATAAAAATGGAGAGATTATTGCTGTAAAGATATCAGATAAACCGCATGATCTAATTTATAATATTGAACAGTCAAAAACCACAATTCAAACTATAGTAAGAGGAGTAGTAAAATTTGAAGAGACAATTACTGATGTGGTTTTATGGATCTCAACTACTACAAAAGCTAAAAAATTAATTGACATCAATTCTATTCAATTTTTATTAGCGGTTCAAACTTGGAAGGAAGTTGTTGAAGGATTTAATCTGAAACCAAAGATATATTATTCACATCACGATAAACCCCAAAAGAAAAAGGGAAAGAAAAAAACGCATCTTAAATCTGAACTTAGAATTGGTTATGGAGAAAGATATCAGGTTATAGCGTCTCAGTATCGCTCCAATATTTGTGTGGATTATGTATCACCGATACTACCAAAATTATTATGTTTTAGGTATGGTGATTTACCGCCATACCTCTTTTGTATTTATCTCGCAATGATGTTGTTTACTTTTGTTTAAGTCTTCTAAGCTTCATACTTTCTAATGAGAATAATAATAGAGTTGTGCTGTATATAAAACCAGAGTTAGTTAATAACTTTAAATTTAATGCTTCAGGATTTTCACTGAGAAAATGAAAGGCATAAACTAAGTATACAGCTAAAGCAGCCGTTCCAATTGTTGGTCCAATATCGCCTTGATCATGAGGTTCAAGGTTTACATTGAATTTAAAGATTAGCCATTCAAATCCCCAAGTAAAAAAAACAACTAATATCATGGCTGCGAATAATTTCGCGATGTTATCTGCTGATGGATTCATCAGAACAGATTGTTTCTGAAAAAATTCACAAAGTGAGAGTCCGAAAAAAATAAAAAAAAGTGGTCTGGAACTAAATTTTTCAAAAACTTTGAATAGGGTTTCCATTTTCTTTACCTTCAGGATTATATTAGCTATTCTGATACTTAGGCTACCAGAGCATTTGATCTTTGAGCTTGAACGTAATCACTCCACCATTGCATCAAACTCTGTCGCTCTATCAGATATTCTGCACGATTGTATGCTGCGATAATTTCATCTTTTTTCGAGTGGGCAAGCGCTGCCTCAAGAACTTCAGCTCTGAATTTACCAGACTCCTCTGCCGCTGTTCGCGCAATAGAACGCATACCGTGAGCTACAAGCTCGCCTCCGAACCCCATTCGGATGATAGCTGCGTTGGCTGTTTGTTCATGCATATGATTAAGAGGCGCTTTAATGCTGGGGAAAACCCATTCTCTATGCCCACTTATTGATTTCATTAATTCAAGGATGCGCAAAGCTTCTTTACTCAAAGGAACTTTGTGAGGCTTTTTCATTTTCATGAAATCAGCAGGAATGTTCCAAATGCTGTTGGTTGTATCAATATCAGACCATCTTGCGCGAACGGCTTCACCCGGACGAACCCATGTCAACAATTGCCATTCAATTAGCATACGTGTTTCCAACCGGATTGACGCATTCGTCAAAGATTCCATAAACCTTGGCAATTCGCTTGGGGGAAGGGCAGGCATATTTTGCTTTTTTGGTTTACTGAATCTTTGACCAAGGTTGTCAGCCGGGTTGAACTCAATAAGTTCTTCAGTAGCTGCCCACCTGAAGATTTCATTCAGACGTGAAATGATACGGCGTAGAGTTTCCAATACGCCTCGTTGCTTAATAGGATCAAGGTGTTGTTTTAAGAGCTTAGGCCGGATCTCATTGATAGGGACATTACCCAGACCAGGAAAGACATTTCTCTCTAAGCTGCGCCAGATGTCTGCTGCATGGTCTTGTGAGATACCTGATGTCTTTACCTTCTCATCTAACCATTTCCGCGCTACGGCTTGGAGAGTGTGCTCAGTAGCACTCTTTAATGCCTTCGCCTTATCGTTGTTATGGATTTGTGGATCAACACCATTTGCCAGAAAGGAAAGATATTCATCACGTAAGGCTCTGGCTCTTGCCAGTGTAAGGTGAGGATAGGTCCCAAGGCTCATTTTGGTTCTTTTTTTACTCACTGGCACTGCATACCTGAAATACCAATTCTTCTTTCCTCCTTTCGAGAGGGGAGCGATTCGTAGTATCAAACCATCTCCGTCAAACAAGTTGATTTCTTTGTCGGCTGGCTTGGTGCTTTTGATTTCAGTGTCAGTGAGCTTCTTAGCGATTTTTGCCATTTTGGGACCCTCGGTTTTTGGACCCTTCTTAGTGGGTCTCATTCAGGGTGCCATAACTCGTAGTTCTCAGCAATTCTCACTGGACGACAATAGACGTAAAAAAGCCCGCAGAGCTTGTGCTGTGCGGGCTTAGTAGACTTCATTGTACTTCAAACAACTAAAAAGTGGTGGAGCTGGCGGGAGTTGAACCCGCGTCCGAAATTCCTACATACCATTTTTACCATAACAAAAACATTAAGTTTCGTTTAAAATCAGTCTGTTATTGTTATTTTGTGTTTGTCCGTTTTACGCTTTTTTAATGTTCTGCCGCCAAAATGCCGCCACATTGTAGGTATTAAGTCTGCTATTTATCACCTGTTGTTAAGACACGCGGGCATCGTACCCATACAAGTCTTGAAAGCATGAGTAAAACAATTCTTGATTGTTGAGTTCGCCCTTTGTTTCCGGTATTTCACTCTGTAGAAAATTTTTATTAATTGTCCACTCAATAGCTAAAGTATTAGTGTAGTTTGTTGAACTACTAATTTTAGCATTATTAGGATGAAAAAGTTGCTGTATAAATTCAATATCTGAATCAAGTGAAATAAAATGTATGTTTGCATTATCTTTTAATCTATCATCAAATCTAAGTTGGATAGTGGTTTTGTAATGATTAAAATCAGCAATTGGGTTATAAGATGAAAAATTTTTACTTTTAAATTTTAATATCTTCTCAGCTCGTTGGCTTCCAAAGATATACATCAGAGCTACAATTGTAAACGGTTGGTTTTTAAATTCATTAAACTCGTTTACTATCTCTTTAAACTCATAATATGTATTCTCTCGTTGTTCTACTTTCTTTGTTTCCCCTATTTTTTCTTGTAGCTTATCAAGGAATTTTGTTTTTTTATCTATTAATCTGTCAGTTTCTTTTTCATATATTATTTTTGATAGTTTATTTACATTGGATGTTAGGAAATCATAATCAGTGTTAGCTTCTTTAATAAATGATTTTACAATTTCACTATCCTCTATAATTAATTTTCTTATTTTTTTATTAGGTGTTTTTATGATTTCTAATTTGCCGTTACTGTCAAGTTTTTTATGGGTTTTTCCTTCTATTATTGATAGTAAAGGTGAGAAAGTATTTCCTTTGATATCTAATGCTTTTAATTTATTAAGCATATCAATTCTATTAGGTTCTGGGATATTAGAAGAATTGTTGTGCTTATTCATTAGATCAATTATGTTTCGATCTAAAAGGTAGAGCTCTGTCATAATAATTACCTTTTAATTAGTAGAAAAAAGAGTGGCTAAAGGATTTTTTGTCACCGCATCTTCAAGATGCTCTGGTGCGAAATGAGCATAAATCATGGTCATTTTTATATCGGTATGGCCTAAAATTTCTTTAAGCACAAGTATATTACCGCCATTCATCATAAAGTGGCTGGCGAATGTATGGCGTAGCACGTGGGTGCATTGTCCTTCTGGCAGTTCGATACCGGCCCGCTTTACTGCCCGCTCAAAGGCTTTTCTGCATGGTGTGAATAATTTCCCTCTATTTTTGGGAAGTTCGTCATACAGATCCTGAGATATTGGCACGGTACGGTTTTTCTTGCCCTTCGTCTTGGTGTATGTGATGCGGTATTTTGACAACTGGTGTCCCTGCAGATTTTCTGCTTCACTCCAGCGTGCTCCGGTGGCCAGGCATATTTTTGCAATCATCAGCAGGCTGGGGCTTTGAGAATCTGCGCAGGCATCCAACAGGCGCTTGATTTCGTCCATGGAAAGAAAGGCCAGCTCACCTTCAGCAATTTTAAATGTAGGAAGTCCTGCCAGTGGGTTTGGTGCTGACCAGTGTCCCAGCTTTTTCAGTGTGCCAAAAACCGATGACAGGTTGCGTTGTTCAAGATTTACCGTGCGGGGCTTAACAGGCGACATAAGCGCGCCATCTTCATTTCGCACTTCACCCTTTAGCCGTGCTTCCCGGTATTTCGTAAAATCACCGGCGGTCAGTTCTGAAGCGATGGGATCGCCCAGACCATTACAGATAATTTTAAGTTTCGCCATCAGGCGTTTGGGGTCAGCAAGCGTCTGCCCGTAAAGTGAGTACCATTGTTCAATCACTTCTGACAAATGTCGCCGATCTTCCTTTTCCCCCAGCCACGGTTTTTTGTTCACTTCTTCCATTGTGAAACGTTCAAACGCAATGGCTTCGCCTTTTGTCGCAAATTGTTTACGTACGCGTTTGCCATCTCGCCCGTTTGGGTAGCATTCACACAACCACTTTCCGTTCGGCTGTTTTCTGATCGTCATTATTAGATGCTCTTAATCACTTTTACCACACGCCCTACAACGGCTACGTCATCAACTGCACATTCAAAGGTTGTTTCTTCCTGATGAACAACAAGCTTATTTCCGGGAATTCGAGCTACTTTTACGATGCTTTTCACTCCATCAATATCAACAAGCCAAGAGCCATTACTGATCTGTTTTACAGATACATCAACAATAAAACTTTCTGTTGTCGTTTGTATGAATAGATAGTTTGACGAATCGCCCTCAACCAACCTGCTATCTAATAAAATTTCGTCATATGATTGAAGTTCACCATTTCTTAATTCTGTGTATTTGATACTGGGAGCTACGATTTTAGAAAGTGGTCTAATTGTGACGTCATTATCATTTTTGAGAATGTTTGAGTCACAGTTATCTGCATACATATCACCCTGTCCGGTTGCCAACCAAAGAAGCGAGATCCCGGTTTCTAGAGCACATTGAATTACCCACTCTGCTGGAAAGCTATCTCTTAAGTATCTGTTTGCCATGGTGCTTTTAGATACTTTTAAGTGTTCGCAGAGTTGTTGGCGTGAGCTGAAATTGTAGGCTTTTATCAGCCTGTTGATGGCATCACGCCCCCCACTATCGTTTCCACCCTTGATTAGACTCATAATCAAACCCCCCCTGACGCATATAAAATGAGATCTTAATATCCATTCATGGTTTGAAAAGCAAAACCAAACCACATAAAACGAGATGATACGATTACAAACTAAGAGATACTGCACTATGAGCAACGACATTTCAATTCGTGTACCAAAAGTGATGGCGACACCAGCTGAGTTCGCGGAATGGGAAGGCCGCTCTCGCGGTTCGGTATATCAAATGATTCATAATGGAAAACTCGCTAAATTCTTGGAAAGAAAAGAAAAACCGAAAGACAGAGTATGTATACGTTACCTTGAGTACAAAAAGGAACAAGTCAGGAAAAACATGGGCCAATCCAATTTCAACTTTAATGTCATCGTTGGTGACTAAGTTCAATTATGAGAACTTTCTAAGGGGGCAGCATGTTTGATTACAAGATTTCCAAACATCCGCATTTTGATGAAGCCTGTAGAGCTTTTGCACTACGTCACAATATGGCGAAGCTGGCAGAACGTGCAGGAATGAATGTTCAGACACTGCGAAACAAACTCAACCCAGATCAACCGCATCAGCTCACCGCATCAGAAATCTGGCTGCTTACCGATCTGACTGAAGATTCAACGCTGGTAGATGGTTTTCTGGCACAGATTCACTGCCTGCCATGTGTACCGATTAATGAGGTAGCAAAAGAGAAACTGCCGCATTACGTCATGAGTGCAACCGCAGAGATCGGGCGTGTTGCTGCAGGTGCGGTATCTGGCGATGTAAAAACCAGTGCAGGTCGTCGTGATGCTATCAGCAGCATTAACTCTGTAACACGACTGATGGCGCTGGCTGCTGTTTCATTGCAGGCCCGTTTACAGGCTAACCCTGCGATGGCGAGTGCAGTTGATACCGTGACTGGCCTCGGTGCTTCATTCGGATTGCTGTGAGGTGCTTATGCTGACGAAAGAACCATCATTTGCATCGCTGCTGGTAAAACAAAGTCCGGCAATGCACTACGGTCACGGCTGGATCATGGGTGAGGATGGTAAACGCTGGCATCCATGTCATTCACAAGATGAATTGCTGTCTGAATTGACCACGAGGAAACGGAGAAAGTCAAAATGTATGCAGCGGAAAGTGAAGTGGTTTATCAGTTTCGTTACAGAGGGGAGAGTTATTCAGTACCTGAAGATGATTTGCTCTGTTGTTATCCGTCGTTGTCGGGCGATGGCAGTTACTTTTTCACGCTAAAGGATGGGACGTTTTTACGGGGAGAGCAGGTTAAAGAGACGATACGAAAAAATGTATCTCCTCTTGAACGTTACCGTAAGAACAAAGAACGATAGTTGCGTTTTGGGGATATGAATTATGGCAATTAATGGCGCTGCGGCGACTGTTCCATTAAGCCCCGGTGAACGCCTGAATGGACTTAATCATATTGCGGAATTAAGGGCGAAAGTTTTTGGCCTGAATATTGAGTCAGAGCTTGAGCGGTTTATTAAAGATATGCGTGATCCACGGGATATCAATAATGAACAAAATAAACGGGCACTGGCTGCTATATTCTTTATGGCAAAAATTCCAGCTGAACGTCATAGCATCAGCATTAATGAGCTGACCACTGACGAAAAGCGGGAGCTGATTAAAGCAATGAATCATTTTCGTGCGGTGGTGAGCTTATTTCCCAGACGGCTAACCATGCCGAATTAACCAACTAATGAAATTAATGGCGTAAACCCGCCGGGCATCCCTTTATCTAAATTCAGGAGAATTGATTATGCGTAATATTGAAATCCTCACGACTAAAACCGGACCGGATGATGCAGGGCTTAATATTTTACTGACAGAGGCTCGTCTGGAAGAACGCCGGGCAAGGGCTGAAGCAATGGCAGCTCGCCTTGATAGCCTGGCGTGTCATATCTCATCCCGTCAGCTAAACCACGTGGAAGCGGCAGAACTGCTGCGTGTGACTGCTGAAGCAATCCAGAACGAAGCGCAGGAGATCCACTAATGGCTGATGCAATGGATCTCGTACAGCAGCGCGTTGAAGAAGAACGCCAGCGCTATATCCGTGCTGCCCGTGCCAAAACACCGGGCGTGTCTCGTGTGCTTTGTATTGAATGTGAAGCGCCAATTCCGCCAGCACGACGCCGCGCCATTCCTGGAGTGCAGCTTTGCATTACCTGTCAGGAAATCGCAGAGCTGAAAGGCAAACATTACAACGGAGGTGTTGTATGAGTACCATCCTGAAATGGGCGGGAAATAAAACCGCCATTATGTCCGAACTGAAAAAACATCTTCCTGCTGGCCCGCGACTGGTTGAACCTTTCGCGGGTTCCTGTGCTGTGATGATGGAGACGGATTACCCCAGCTATCTTGTTGCGGATATTAATCCTGATTTAATCAACCTCTATAAAAAGGTTGCTGCTGATTGCGAGGCGTTTATATCTCGTGCCAGAGCTTTATTTGAGGAAGCAAACAGGGAGGTGGCTTATTACAACATAAGGCAGGAGTTTAATTACTCCACTGAAATTACTGATTTCATGAAAGCGGTATATTTCCTGTATCTCAATCGTCATGGTTACCGTGGGTTATGTCGCTATAACAAGAGCGGGCATTTCAACATTCCGTACGGTAATTATAAAAATCCGTATTTCCCTGAAAAAGAAATTCGCGCATTTGCAGAGAAAGCCCAGCGGGCAACGTTTATCTGCGCCAGCTTTGATGAAACGCTGGCGATGTTGAAGGCGGGGGATGTGGTGTATTGCGATCCGCCTTATGACGGTATGTTTTCCGGCTATCACACTGACGGCTTCACTGAAGATGACCAGTATCACCTGGCATCCGTTCTTGAACATCGGTCATCAGAAGGACATCCGGTCATTGTTTCTAACAGTGACACATCCCTGATCCGTTCGCTGTATCGCAATTTTACTCACCACTACATCAAGGCAAAACGCAGCATCGGCGTGGCAGCTGGTGAGAGTAAATCTGCAACAGAAATCATCGCTGTTTCCGGGCCGCGCTGCTGGGTAGGATTTGATCCTTCGCGTGGCGTGGATTGTTCCGTCGTGTACGGAGTGCGTGCATGAGCCATGCTGATATGAACAACTGCAGCGGCTTTAACGAGTTCGCCGCAGCATTCTCATGGAACAGCCCGAAAAAGGCCATTAACCCTTATCTGGACCCGGCGGAAGTTGCGCCGGTTTCTGCGCTTTCAAACCTGATCACTCTGTACGCTGCCGATAACGAGCAGGAACAACTGCGCCGCGAGGCACTGAGTGATCAGGTCTGGGAGCGTTATTTCTTTAATGAATCCCGTGATCCTGTCCAGCGCGAAATGGAACAGGATAAGCTCATTAGTCGGGCAAAGCTGGCGCATGAGCAGCAGCGTTTTAATCCGGATATGGTCATTCTGGCGGACGTCAACGCCCAGCCTTCCCATATCAGCAAGCCGCTGATGCAACGTATTGAATACTTCAGCAGCCAGGGCAGGCCAAAGGCTTATTCCCGCTATTTACGTGAGACGATTAAGCCATGTCTGGAACGGCTGGAGCATGTACGCGACAGTCAGCTATCCACTTCTTTTCGCTTTATGGCAAGCCATGAAGGGCTGGACGGCCTGCTGATTCTGCCTGAAATGAGTCAGGATCAGGTGAAACGCCTGTCCACCCTTGTTGCTGCGCATATGAGCATGTGCCTTGATGCAGCTTGTGGCGATTTGTATGCCACCGATGACGTTAAGCCAGAAGAAATCCGCAAGACATGGGAAAGGGTGGCGGCGGAAACCCTGCGTCTGGATGTCATCCCACCTGCGTTTGAGCAACTCCGCCGGAAAAGAAACCGCCGTAAACCCGTGCCCTATGAACTCATTCCGGGTTCGCTGGCGCGTATGTTGTGCGCCGACTGGTGGTATCGGAAATTATGGAAGATGCGTTGCGAATGGCGGGAGGAGCAGTTGCGCGCTGTCTGCCTGGTTAGCAAAAAAGCATCTCCTTATGTCAGCTATGAAGCCGTGATGCATAAACGTGAGCAGCGCCGTAAGTCGCTGGAGTTTTTCCGTTCTCATGAACTGGTGAACGAAGACGGCGACACGCTGGACATGGAGGATGTGGTAAACGCCAGCAGCAGCAACCCTGCGCATCGCCGCAATGAGATGATGGCCTGTGTTAAAGGTCTGGAGCTTATCGCGGAAATGCGCGGTGACTGCGCCGTTTTCTACACCATCACCTGTCCGTCACGTTTCCATTCCACGCTAAATAACGGCAGGCCCAACCCAACCTGGACAAATGCGACGGTAAGACAAAGTAGTGATTATCTGGTCGGCATGTTTGCTGCATTTCGTAAGGCGATGCACAAAGCCGGATTGCGCTGGTATGGCGTGCGGGTGGCTGAGCCGCATCATGACGGTACAGTTCACTGGCACCTGTTGTGTTTTATGCGCAAAAAAGACCGCCGCGCCATCACTGCATTACTGCGTAAGTTTGCCATCCGTGAAGACCGCGATGAGCTGGGCAATAACACTGGGCCGCGCTTTAAGTCTGAGTTGATTAACCCGCGCAAAGGTACGCCAACAAGCTACATCGCGAAATACATCAGTAAGAACATTGACGGGCGTGGTCTGACTGGCGAGATCAGCAAGGAAACGGGGAAATCCCTGCGTGATAATGCTGAATACGTTAATGCCTGGGCGTCTCTGCATCGTGTTCAGCAATTCCGCTTCTTTGGCATTCCGGGGCGTCAGGCTTACCGTGAACTGCGATTGCTGGCTGGTCAGGCGGCAAGGCAACAGGGGGACAAAAAAGCAGGTGCGCCGGTACTGGATAACCCGCGCCTTGATGCAATCCTGGCTGCTGCTGATGCTGGTTGTTTTGCCACCTACATCATGAAGCAGGGCGGCGTACTGGTTCCCCGCAAATATCACCTGATCAGAACCGCTTATGAAATCAACGAAGAGCCGACCGCCTATGGCGATCACGGCATTCGTATTTATGGCATCTGGTCACCCATTGCAGAGGGCAAGATCTGCACTCATGCGGTGAAGTGGAAAATGGTTCGTAAGGCCGTTGACGTTCAGGAGGCGGCAGCCGACCAGGGCGCTTGCGCCCCTTGGACTCGTGGCAATAACTGTCCCCTTGCTGAAAATTTGAACCAACAAGGGAAAGACAAATCAGCTGATGGGGATACCAGAACGGAAATCACCCGCATGGATGACAAGGAATTGCACGATTACCTGCACAGTATGAGCAAAAAAGAGCGCCGGGAACTGGCAGCAAGGTTACGCCTGGTTAAACCGAAACGGCGTAAAGACTACAAACAGCGAATTACAGATCATCAGCGACAGCAGCTCGTCTATGAACTGAAGTCCAGAGGATTTGATGGCAGCGAGAAAGAGGTCGATTTACTCCTTCGCGGCGGCAGTATTCCGTCAGGAGCAGGCCTGCGTATCTTCTATCGGAACCAGCGTCTGCAGGAGGATGATAAATGGCGGAACCTGTATTAATTACGCAGGTTAACAATTCGTGCTCTTAATAATACCAGGCATATCAGGCTGATGAGCGTAAAAAAACGTTTTACATCAGTAAGATTATTATATGCTGTAAATATAAACAGTGGTTATGTATACAGTGTTGCTTTGGTGTCATAGGAGGAAAGATGCAGGACTATTTTTTGGAGTCTTTGAAGCTCCAGCGCATTGATTTTTTTCTTAAGCTTGTAGCGGCTAGTGAGTGTAGTGATGAAGAGAAGGGGCTGGCCCTGCAGTGGGTTTCTGAACTGACAGATGAACTCATGGCAAAAATCAGAACCCACGAATACAACCGCTCAATGGATGTCATCAGCTGAGGTGACTTTTATGCGCATTGAAATAATGATCGATAAAGAGCAGAAGATTAGCCAGTCTACCCTGGACGCTCTGGAGTCAGAGCTTTACCGCAACCTGCAACCCATCTATCCCAAGACAGCTATCCGCATCCGTAAAGGGTCGGCAAACGGCGTTGAGCTGAGTGGCTTAAAGCTTGATGAAGACAAAAAGCGGGTGATGGAAATTATGCAGCAGGTTTGGGAAGACGACAGCTGGCTGCACTAAGGAACGTTCCTGATGTAAGAACTTGATTCTGACGTCAGCAAGGTTGAACAACGAGAGTAGCGAGGCGTTAGCCATGGGTAAAAAAGACAGTAATCACCAGATTATTTATCGGGGCCAGGTGCTGGAACGGTTTACCCCTGGCGGCTGGGTCTTCTTTCAACGCCCAAAGGAGTGTGGCGGAGGTTTTTGGTTGGGCCGCACCTATGAAGACTGCTTCTGGCTTGAGCTGGAATTCCCCGTTTCGCTATATGACGGCCTGGAGTTTTTGATGGAAGTCACCAGGGTAGAGCAGAGAAGTGATGAGGTTGACGCGAATTATTCCCTGTTTGATTAAAAATGTATTAGCTTATAATGGAATACTATTTTTGCAGGTGGGGGCGCAATGGATTTAGTCTTTAAAATTCTGGCTTCGTTGGGTGGGGTGTCTTTTGTTGCATCTGGCATATTTGTTTGGATCGGGAAAGTTTATTTAGAAAGATATAAGTCGCGGCTAAACAAAGATATTGCTGAATTTCAATCACAACTGAGTGCAACTAATGAAAGAATAAAGGCTAAGTTAGACAATTCTGTTTATGTAACGAAAGCGTATTTTGATAAGGAGTTATCAGCATATAGTCTCATTTGGAATTCGATGTTTGAAACCAGAGAAAGCGTGCTTAAGCTGAGGCCTGCGCTGGATCATTTTGACCCCAACGAACCATTTGAAGAGAGAAAATTTAGAAGGTTGAAAGTTTTTTTCGATGCATTTAATACTTTTGTTACAAGTGTTGAGTCTAACAAACCGTTCATCTCACCAGAGGTTTATATAATCTTGGACCGTTTCCGGAAGGAATGCCTTTCAGAGTCAATATCGTTTCAGCATGGCGATCCAGAATTTGACTGGCAAAATTATTGGAAAGAGGCAGAGTTGAACCGTACAACCATCACCAAGCTTTTTGATGAGACGTGTGATGCAATTCGAGACAGGATGCACACATTAACTGTGGTTACGTAGTTTTCCAAAAAGTCTCGATGCCCGCTTTGGCGATTGTGCATGTCTATGCCGCATGAATCCGCATGATCGTTTGAGGATCGTTTTAGCTGAGGCCCGCTAGGAATGGCGGGCTTTTGCTTATGTCATGCAGGCGCATGAAAACCACTACATAAAGCGGGCAGGCGTGGCGGGGATACGAGCGCGCGCTCATGGTTGAATTAATGAAATTATGGTGTTAAATAGGCTAGCTTTTGGTGATGCTGCCAACTTACTGATTTAGTGTATGATGGTGTTTTTGAGGTGCTCCAGTGGCTTCTGTTTCTATCAGCTGTCCCTCCTGTTCAGCTACTGACGGGG